AACTCACCCGTCTTGGCGAAGTTCACGATGGCGTCCGTGGCCTGATTGAAGGAGCCCACCACCCAGTCGGAGACGGCGCTTCCCAGGTTGTTGGCCTGCTGGGCGACGCGGCTGAGGCCGTTCATGATGCCGCCAGCGAACGTGTTGCTCGTCGCCGTGAGCTCGACCTGCAGGTTGCGCATAGCCATGGCGTATTCGTCAACGCTGCTCTTGCCCTGCCGGTAGAGCTCGTTGATCGCCTGCTGCTTGGCGATGAGGTCCTCCTTCGGGCCCTGGATTTCCTGCAACACCTGCTGCTGCATTTCCAACGCCTGATTGGAGCGTACGAGCTCCGCCACCTGCGCAGCTTCACTCTCGGTCAGCCGCCGTCCCAGCTGCTCCTCGAACTGCATGATCTGCTGGCGCACTTCGCGCTCGCGGTTGTTGAGGGCCAGCAGCTGGTTTTCCTGCTGCAGCTGAGCCAGGAGCTCGCTAAACGAGGTGCCAGAGCCACCACCGCCTCCGCCGCTGGAGCCGCCTCCGCCGCTGGAGCCGCCTCCGCCGCCACCTGCACCCGGCAGACTGCCGCCCGTAGCCACGCCCAGGGAGGCGCGGGCTGCGGCCTCCTCAGAGGCGCGCTGCTGCTCGCGGGCAATGCGCTCCTGGGCGACGCCCTCAGCGCGGTTGAGGAGCCCCTCAACGGCCTCCGTAGCCCCGGAGAACTCGAAGCCACTCCGGAAGGCGTCACCGACGGCCTTGCCCCAGTTGTTGGCCGCCCCTTCGGCCACGTTCGCCACACGGCCCAGGGCGACGTTGCCAATGGTGCTGATGCCCACCGCGCCAAGGACGGTGTTTAGCGCCCCGATGATCTTGTTGACGCCGCCCTCCACCAGCGAGATAGCCCCGTTCATGGCACGGCTGAAGATGTCGCTGAGGGCGGCCGGAAGGTTGCTGAACGCCGCGACGATCGCCCGGAAGGCCCCGACAAAAGCACCAATCAGGCCGTCTACCACGCTGGCGGCGACCTTCAGCACTCCCGCGATGGAGAACTCCACGTCCCCAAACACCTGGGAGGCGAGGGTAGCCACCCAACCGAAGTTGGTGCTGAACCACTGCACGACGCTCTGGATGGACTGCTGGATGGTCTGCCAGACCGCAACGGCGAGGTCCTGCAGGTTCGCCATGCTGTCACCGCTCAGCCTGATCTGGTCCGAGAAGGCCACGAGCAGGCTGACGATGGTCGTGATGGCAACAGCGATCGCCCCAAACGGGTTCGCCGCGATCGCAGCGGTGAGTGCCCGGATAGCGGTGATGGCGCGCGGGATGGCCTGCGCAGCCAGCACGGTGCCGATCGCCATCGCGGCGGCGAGGGTCGCCCGCGCCAGAACGTCGACGTTGTTGGCAACCATGAGAACGATGTTAGCGAAGGCGGAGGCGAGACCGCTGTTCGTCGACCACTCGCCGACAAGCGCCGTGAGGTTGTTGCGGAGCACCGTGAACGCCTGACCGATGGTCGGCACCGCTTCAGCGAAGCGCCCAGCTAGCTCTTCACGCGCACCACGGAAGGCGGCCAGGATGATGTCAGCCGTGATCTGGCCTTCCTTGCCCATCTCACGGAGCTCACCACGGGTAACACCCAGGTGCTGGGCAATCACGTCGGCCACCACCGGCAGGCTCTCCAGGACGGCCCGGAGCTCGTCACCCTGCAGCCGCCCGGAGGCCATGCCCTGGGCCAGCTGGATCATGCCGCCTTCCGCCTCCTGGGCAGAGGCACCCGAAAGGATGATGGCCTGATTGAGGCTCTCGGTGAAGTTAAGAAGCTCGCTCTGGCTGACACCAAGGTCCTTGGCCGCCAAGCCCACACGGGCGTACACCTCCGCCGTCCCAGCGAAGCTCTGCCGCGTCGAGTTGGCGATGTTCAGGAGCTCCTTGGTCACCACGTTCAGCTGCTGGGTGCCGCTCACCACGGTGCGAAGCCGGTTCTGAATGTTCGTGTACTGGTCGGTCAGCTGCACTAGCTGACGCGCGATAGCACCCACGGCAATAGCTCCAAGGGCGCGGCGGAGGAGCGACACCGCGCCCTCGGCTCCACGGGCGCTGTTACCAATCCCTTCGATTTCTCGCCGGACGGTTCGAGAGCCACGCTCGGAGACGATAATGTCAATGCGTTCAGTCGCCACGGCGGAACACCCTCATATTGCGGATCGCCGCTGCTGCACGCTGCACTGCCGCCTGGACGAAACCAGCAGGGGCCTGAGCGGACCATCCGTCGTTCAGGCGACCAATATACGGCACGTTGTTGGAAATGTATACGTCCTGCTCAGGACGGCGGGCCTGCACGGCCGCCTGGGCCTGTGCCATGGCTGCGTTGGCGTTCGCCGTCCCGCTGGAGCCACCCTTTCCCTGGGCGTATGCCTCGATTTCGGAAGTCGAGGGGCCGCCCAGGGAGAGCAGCCAGTTGGAGCGGGCGCGGCCCGTGTCCACGGGCGTTGACAAGACCACCTCGCGATCGGCCACGATCGCGGTCTTCTTGACGATCTCGTTGACGCCTTCCTCTACCTGGCGTCCACGCTCTCGAATGCGGCGGGCGAATACACCTAGCGTAGCCATCAGCCCCTCGCCTTCCCCTTGCCCAGGGGCTGACGGCCACCCTTTCCGGCGGCCATGCCCTTGGGGCGCTTCGAAGACTTGTACTGGAAGTAGGCGTTGTCCATTGAGCGGATGTGGTAGAACATGTCGTCCCTCTGATCTCCCTCAATGCCAAGCCTGTCACAGTAATCCCATATCGCAACCCACGGTATGGGGCCCTCGTCCATCCCTATCGGGCGGCAAGAGCTAAGCTCGAAGAACGCCAGGAAGTAGAGCTCCAGGCCCAGCTGAAGCTCCGGGGCGTTCTGGATACGAGCAGGCAGCGGGAGCCGGTCCCGCATGCACTGCTGTATGATCGTCCGCTCTATAGGCCCTTGCTCAAGCGTGTAGAGCAGGACCTCAGTTAGTTTCCCGCTTCGGCTTCGCGGATGGACTGCCGGAACAGCGCCGACTTGCCCGCCTGCTCCTGGATGTCGCGGAACAGGTCAGGAAGGTTGCGGAAGGTCATCAGGACGTTGTCCTTGTTGAACTCGCCGATGGTGCCATCCGGGAGCTCGATGCCCTGCCGCCACTCGCCGTTCTCCTTGACCTCCCAATTGAGAACCACCGCCTCAGCGTAGACCTCCTGGAAGATTTCGAGGCCGCGCTTGTTGTCGAGGGTCTCGGTCTGGATCGCGCGCTTGTAGGGCTTGGTCTTCAGGTCGAGCACCCGCTCGAACCGCTTGTTGGCCCCGCCCGCGCGGGCAATGGTGACACGAAACTCGCCGTAGTCGAGGACGATGCCCTCGCGCTCCAGCTGCTCGTCCGTCTTGAACGCCTTGTACATCGACATGTGAGTTGCTCCTCTCACGGTTGCTAGGAAGGGAGGGCGGCCCGGAGGCCGCCTGTTACTGATCTGCCAGGTTCGGCAGATAGTCGAAGAACACCCAGAGAAGGGTGTAATCCAGGTTCGGGTCGATCTTCGCCGCCGTCGCCGCGTCCATGGTCAGCGGCAGAGTGATCGGTTCATCCTGCTCGATGTTGGCGCGGCCATCGCCCAGGGCGATGAGCGGCACGTCGATGATGATGCCCGCGTTCGCCTTCACGATCGCCATGTCCAGGGTGATGTCGCTGTTGTTACGAACCGCCTGGACCGCCGCGATGTTCGAGAAGTAGGCCGTGATCTGGCCGGTCACCTCGAACGTACCGGCCGTCACGTCGAACGCACCCAGCACCGCCACCGCCTTGTTGGGCGAGACGTTGTTGTTCACGGTCAGCGTGAGCTCGGTCACGAACGCGAAGAGCGGCTCCGGAGCGGCGCTGTTCGGGTCGACGAGCGCCAGCTTCAGCCGGGCGAAGTCGGAGCTCGTGTTAAAGGCGTCGCTCTCGACGATGGCCGGGCGGTTGCCCGACTTGAGGCCGTCTGCAGCGGGCCGCTGCTCGTTGTCCACCGCCACGAACGACATGTCCACGGTGATCTTGTCCGCCGTGGCGATGTTCAGCGTGAGCTCGTTCGGGATGGCACCCACGAGGTACTCTGCCTGCAGCTGGTTCGGCTGAGTGTCGTCGGGCGCACCCAGGGTGCGCTCCAGCTGGTACGAGCGGCGCTTGATGAGGGTGCCGGTTTCGTTCTTCAGGACACGGCCAAGGAAGATGCGGACGGTCAGGCCGGTGCCGGTCTCGTCCACCATCTCCAGGGCGCTCTTGTCGAACTCCAGCCGGTTCGCAGTGATGTTCCGGACGCGCTTGAACCCGTTGTTCTCGGCGTTGGTGAACGCCTCACCCGCGCCGTCGCCGCCGATGAACACCCACTCACCGGGAATGAGGCCCAGGGTGGTGAAGTCGAGGGTCGTGGACACAAGGGCCGGGAGGGCACCGGAAACATCCACGTCGATGTCGCCGGAGGCCGCCTCGACGCCTACCGCTACCAGCTGGGCCGTGGCCGGAGGGCTCGCCTCGTCGACCAGCGTCTCCGCAACGGCGATGCTGGTGTCAGTCGTGACCGTGGTAACGGTCTTCAGGCCGTTGTTGGCCGCCTGGGCGAAGCCGGTGGCCCGCACGATGGAGCCAACCACAAAGCCGTCCGTGGAGGTCACGGCATAGGTGTTGTCGGCCGACGAAACGGCAGTGATGTCGGAGCCGCTCTGCGTCGCCTTGCGGCGAGCGTCGGCGAACATGAAGCCCTGCAGCAGGTCCTGGAGGTTCGTCTGCGTGAGGTCCATGTTGAACCCGCCGCTGGCGTCCAGGTCGGTGATAACGCCCTTCTTGCGCTGACGGCTGGGGTTGATCGGATTTCGGGAGAGCAGCGTGAGCTCGCCACCGAAGTCGTCATAGCTGTTCGGCTCAAGGCCGTGCCAGACGGGCGTGGGAGGGGGCTCCTTGATGCGCACCTCCTCCGCATAGCGGAGGCCGGTGATGTTACTGTCAATCTTCTGAACCTGCGCCATGGCTTCGGTCTCCTGTGTGTCGCGCGCTCACTTCACCTCGTCGTACGTGAAGTCAGCCAGCACGTTGACCTGATACCAGTCGCCGTCTGGCCCCACTTCATTGACGCGCACGTTCCGGAACCATGCGCCTCCAGGGGTGGCCGTCCCCTCATACGCGTCGAGGACGATCTTAGTTAACGTATCCGAAGAGGACAATCCGTCTCCCACGGGCGTGAATATCTGGACGATGAGGAAGCCATCCCGACGGAACCGCTTCCGGCCGTTGTCGTTGGACAGCGTGGCCTGCCCACCGGCCGTGTGGCTGATGGTGAACCGGGCCCAGGGAGCCTGCTCGTCGGGCGGCCTGCCGCCCTTGTCCTGCCAGAGCACCTTGTACTCGTCGGGCCACGCGGCGCTGAAGAGCGCCATGATCTCGTCGCGGGCCTGCTGAACGGTCATGGTCATCGCCGCACTCCGATGAAGTACAAGATGGCGACGCCTTCACCGGGCCGGAGGGCCTCGATGTTGGTGATACGCCAGTAGGTTCCGTTGTCCTCCACTTCGGTGAAACCTTCAAGTGCCGGGGCTTCGGCTCCGCCTTCGACCACGGCGATCATGATCTGCTCGGCGCGCTGCACCATGGTCTCAACAGACGAGGTGGACATGCCCAGGGACTGAAGGCTGGAGGGCGGCACCACCACGGCAGCGCCGTTCACGCGGGTTGCGCCAGCGCCACGCGGGTCGGCCGCGCCCCTCCAGGGCTTCTCCGGGTCGGATGCACCTTCGGCCAGCTTGACAAAGACCATGCGACGGCCCTTGTTCAGGACCTTCTCGTAGGTCGCAATTGCCTTGTCATTGTAGTTCGTCGGCATGGCCTAATTCCTGATGACGTAGCCCTTGCCTGCCCCATTGAGCAGGTCCTTCAAGAGCAGGTCGGCGGCCGGGTAGCGCTTGATGATCTCCAGCGCCCCGGTCTCGCTCCATTCCCATTCGTCCTCCAGCGGCCCCACCTTCTCGCGCCGACGAACCAGCCGCGCACCGGAAGGGTCGGTCTCCGGGTCAGGCAGGAGCTCGCCGGTGAGCGCCCGGAGGGCATACTCGCAGGTGGCCTTCTTCAGGAGCACTGGCACGGTGCCCGGCCAGGGCGTCCTGGGGAACTCCAGCGCCTGGACGAGCGGGAACTGCTTCTGGCCCCGGAACCGGCCACGGTAGACCGTGTCGATGAAGTCAGTGGCCCGGATCAGCGCCTGCTGCTTGACGTTCACGTCGCCGGTCCACGCCGTAATGCCGCGATCGCCGAAGTAGGCGTCCGCATAGCCATCGTCCGTGTAAGCGTTGGCGTCGTTCCTGCCGGTGCCGTCTTCGGCCACGAAAGCCATGGCTCCCTCCTAGCTCAGGGTGCCGGTCGCGATCGCCGTTGGGCGGCTCCAGTCGTCCAGCACGTAAAGGGTCAGCGCCCCGGTGGCACTGACGTTGTTCACAACCACCTCCTGGCCTCGCTCGTGGAAGCCCAGGGGCTGCAGAGCCCCAGCGCCGCCGCCCCGGATGTTGATCGTGCGATCGCCGATGGTGACCGTGATGTCTCCGGTGGTCGTTGCCGTGTCTACGCTGAGGGCCAGCCGAGCGTTCGCTGGCAACGGGAGTGCGGTGAGTGAAGCGCCAGCGGCGGCCGTACCAAGATCGGCCGGGCTCGCCGCCAGCTGCTTGTAGGACGTGATGTCCTTAGCGACACGGCGGCGCTTCCCAGCATTGATGAGGGCAACCCTCTGCCTGCGAGTAAGCGCCATCGTGTGTTACCTCCGGGGCGGAAGCGGAGCCGGGCGGTTCGTCCCGCGCTGGGTCTTCCGCGCCATAGCCATGTCAATCGGGGCCCGGCCCTGGAGCAACTGGGCGGTCACGCCCACCTCCTTCAGCTGGGTGGCGATGTCGGCCTTGACGCCGCGCACCTGCTTCTGGCGCTTCAGGTAGCCCTGGATCGCCAGAGTGTTGGCATGCTTCGGCCGGTTGCGCTCGCGGGCCTCGATCAGGCGGTCACGCTTGCGGATGGCCGCGTCGAGGGCCTTACGGCGCTCGTCGAGCTCCGCCTGGACCTTCTCCACTTCCTTGTCGGCCGCGCGCACTGCCGCTTCGAGCTCGTCGAGCTCATCCTCGTCGTCCTCGCCTTCCGGCTCCGTCGAGGGCGTCGGTTCCGCGCCAGCGTCGTTCTGGGCTTCGGTGTTGATAGCGTCGCCCTCGCCCTCATCGCCGCCTTCACCCTGGTCCTGCCCAGAGGGCTCCGTGGGCGACTGCTCCTTGGGAAGGGGCTCAGCTTCGAGCTTCGGGTTCTCGCGGGTGAAGGTGGGAGCGGCCTCCGTGATCTCGGCGCGCTTCACCGTGCCCGGTACGAGCTTGTTGACCGCGTCGATGGCCGGGTAGCCCTCGCCAGTCCAGTGATCGTCGTTCGCCGGGTCGAGCTTGGTGAGAGCCTCCCGGATTTCTTCCTTGGTCGCCATGTAGATCGCTCCTCTATCAGGCCGCTGCCACCGGGCCGACTTCATCGCTGTCGACAGTCTCGCTACCTGCGTCATTCGTGCCCGTAACCGAACAGCTAATCATCGCCGCTGCATCTTCCGCGACAAGGGTGTAGGTGTCGGACGTTGCGCCGTCGATTTCCGTGCCGTCGCGCTTCCACTGGTAGGTGAAGTCCGGAGCCGGGTAGCCGTCCCACGTTCCGGGATCGCAAGTCAGCGTTTCGCCCACGGTCGGGGTGCCGCTGATGGACGGCGGGTCCACGTTGGCCGGTGGAGCCACGGTGGGCTCAGCCTCGATCATCTCGAAGGTCTTGCCGTCAAGCAGCTGCTGGAAAATGTCATCGGGCGTGGTGCCCGTGCGATCGGCTTCAGCGTTCAGCCACCGGAGGAAGTACGTCGAATGACGCAGCCGCTCGTACTTGCGGTGCCGGACGTGACGCGGGCGTACTCGATTGGTCATTGGTTCATCCTCCGGGTCGCGGGCCGATGGAAGAAGGGCGGGCCGGAGCCCGCCCCTCCCGGATTAGAACTCGCGGGTAACGAGCCGCGCAATCTTGATCATCTTGCGCTCAGCGAACGCGCGCCGCCAGGAGTTGGCGTTGGCGAGGTTGTTCGCCGTCGAGGCGTTCGAGGGGCCACCCTTGGCCGGAGTGCCGACGTAGGCGTAGCCAGCCGGATGGAGGGTCCACTCGACACGGTTGTAGAGCACATCGGCGCCACCACCATTGCCAGCCCCTGCCTTGCGGTCGACTTCGGTCGGAACCTTGGGCGTACCGACGCCCAGGCGGATCGCGCCAGCGCCGAACAGCCACGTGTCGAACACGCCGCTGGTGAAGGGCATTCCGTCATCGACGATGACCTCGCGGCCCAGGAAGGTCGGGATCATGACCTCGCCGCGTGCATCCGGGATGAAGTCGATCAGGTTGTTCTTCTGCATCCGGTTGTACACGACGGAGTGCACCATGACCATCGACAGGTCTTCCTGGCTGTCGCCCATGGTCAGGGCGGCGTCGAGGAAGGCTTCCGCCGTGAAGTTGGTCACGCCGTCAACGAACGAGGTACCACTGACGTCATGCACCATGTCGTTCTGGACGTGGTAGGCGTCGGTGGTGAGAGCGTTGTTGGCGAACACGCCCTT